CGACTCCTTCGCCGTCGAGTTCCCGTCGATGGGCCTGATTCAAGCCGGCGTGATTGTCGCGGGCGTCCTGGGCGATCTCTGGGGCGTGAACTTCCGTCTGCACAACGGCGACAATCTCAATACAACCTACGCGATCCGGCTGCGCCCGATCTTGGCGTCGCAATCCGGAACGCCGGCTTACGACCAAACGTTTTTGGTCTTCGTCGAGCAAACATGACCGACGACATCAGCGGGCCTTCGTGGACGACGACGTGTCCCGGGCTCGTGCAAATCTTCGGCGCGCTTGCGTTCCCCGACGAATCGCAGGCGCAGTTTCCAGGCTGGACCGCGCAGTGGCGCGACCGCCAGGTGAAGGCCCTTCCGATGCGCGGGCAGATGGCCGCCACGTCGCTCTACCTGCGCATCACCTCGATCATCGGCGTCGGCGAGGACGATCGGCGCCTTACATTCGTGCCCTCGAACGCGACGCCCGCCAGCCAGTACAACAACAACATCCAAGAGACGCTTTACGGCCTACGGCGCGTGACCCTGAACCTCGAAGCGCAGATGTCCGACGTTGCCGACGGCAGCGACGCGATCTCAATGCTGGAACGCATCCGGTCCCGCATGCGACGCCGGCACGTGATCGACGCCATGCTGGCACTCGACGTTGCCCAGGTGCGCATTGAGGCCGCCCGCGCGCTGCCGAAGAAGGCCGAGCAGCACATCCAATCGCGCGCGCAAATGGACGTGATCCTCACGATGCTATCGAGCGACACGGATCCTGTTCCGACCGGCTGGATCGCGACGCTGTCGATCAGCAGCAAGATCCAGGACACGAGCGGCGCGACGCTGCCCGTGCCTCCCAACTTCAACGACTTGATCGTCAACCTACCCTGAGCGAGCTCGCTCAAAACGGAGAAGCATGGCCTCAGATCTGGACGACATCATCGTCGAAAACATCACTATCCAAGACTCGGTGCCGGACGCGCCGAGCTTCGATATGGCGATGTTCGTTTGCTACCACACGGCATGGCCTGACCTGAGCCGAGAATACTCGAAGGCGGGCGATCTGCTGACCGACGGCTTCCTCGTCACCGACGATGCCTACCTCTGGGCGCAGGCGTTCAAAGCGCAGAATCAAGCGCCGCAGAATTTCAAGATCGGCCGCCTGCAGACCGTCTTCACGCACGTCGTGAACCTGGTTCCGACGAACACCACGCAGGGCTTCGTCTACAAGGGCGGGCTCGTCGGCGGCAAGGCTTGGACGTACACGGTGCCGGGCGCCGCGACGCTGGCTTCGGTCTGCACTGCCATCGCGGCGATCATTGGTGCACTGTCGGCCGGCGCGACTGCCTCGGGCGCTTCGGGCACATGGGTCGCCTGCACCGCTACCGTTACCGGGCATCTCGTCGCGTACGCGCCGGGCACCGGAATCAAGATGCTGGACGTCACCGCGGACCCCGGCTTTGCCGCCGACATCGCGGCGATCGACGCTTACGATGACGCCTGGTACGGCCTGGCGATTCAGCCGAAGTCGCGCGTCTACAACGAGGCAGCGGCGCTCTTCACCGAAGCCAACGGCAAGATCTTCATGTGCCAGACGGCGGACTGGAACGTCGCCGATGCGACGGTCACCTCCGGCGATCTTGGGTCAGACATGATCGGCCTCGCATACACGCGCACGTGGGGCCTCTTCCACAACTACATCGGCGGCACCGAGTGGGCCGACGCGGCATGGCTCGCGTCGACGCTCTCCTTCGAGCCTGGCAACGCGATCACCGCGTTCAAGTCGCTGGCCGGCATCAGTGCCGACGTGCTGAGCTCGGGTCAGAAGACCGGGCTCACCGCGAAGAAGTTCTCGCGGTACATGGTGCAGGGCGGAACGCCGATCACGTACCAAGGCTACACGCCGAGCGGGCGCTTCATCGACGTGACGCGCTTCGTCGATTGGCTGCGCATCACCATTCAGCTCGACGCCTATGCCGTGTTCCTGAACAACATCAAGGTCGCGTACGAGGACACCGGCATCGCCCTGATCGAGGGTTCGATCCGCGGCTCGCTCAAGAAGGGCCAGACCGTGCCGAACAACGGCCTCGCGATCTCGCCGGATCCGACCGTCACTATCCCGAACGCGGCATCGCAGGCGCCTAGTGATCGCGCCCTTCGCAAGCTGAACTCGATTCAATACGCGGCGCAGCTTTCCGGCGCGCTTCAAAGCCTGAACATCTCCGGCACGCTGTCGGTCTGATCTGCTGATCAGAAGAAAGAAGCACGATCATGAGTGGCAAGCGCAGCACCGTTTACTCGGCCGATGCCTGGTCGTTCCATTTCGGCGGCATCCCGATCGAAACGGGCAAGGGCAAGGACGAGTTTCTGGCCATCGAGCAGCAGGAAGACGACTTCAGCTATACGGGCGGCCTCGACGGCGAGGGCGTGTTCAACCAGCTGCTGAACAACTACACGAAGTGCACGCTCACGCTGCTCCAGACCTCGGCGGGCAACGCGATCCTTTCCGCGATCCATATCATCAGCAGGAAGACGCCTGGAGGACAGCCCGCGCCGCTCTTCGTCAAGGACGGTCTCGGCACCTCGACGATGCTGAGCGCGGCGGCGATGATCCTGAAGATGCCCGACGAGAAAGCCGGCAAGGAAGCCGACGTCATCGTCTGGAGCTTCGGCGTCCACGATTCTGACCGCTTCGTCGGCAGTCACTGACGAACGATTTCGCACGACATAACTAGCCACCGAGTGAGGGACAAAGATGGCAAGAAAAACAGAGCGCGTCGTCATTGGCGGCGTGCAGTACCAAATCACGCAGCTCGGTGCGGTCGAAGGTCGCGGGCTTTACAAGAAGTTCGTGACCGCGATCGGGCCGTTGCTGCGTGAAGTCATTTCCGGGCCATTGCTCGGCGACCTGCAGAAGCAAGCCACCACGAACGAGGGCGACAACGCGGAGGCGAACGGCCTTCGCATGATGCAGCTCATCGCGCCGATGCTCGTGCGTGCTCTCGAGATCGTGCCCTCGGAGCTGTTCGAGGAGCTCTGCGCGACGTTCACGCCGTGCTGTCTCGTTGGCGCAGGCAATGATTCAGCGGGTAAGGTGATGTTCTTGCCGCTCGCCGAGATGTTCGACATGCAGTTCGCGGGCGATTACGCCAGCATGACGGCGTGGCTCGGCCACTGCATCAGGATCAACGGTTTTTTAGGCATGCTGGGCAGCGGAAACGCCGCCCAAGTTCCAGCCGCGGCGACAGCGTAAGCGTCGAGGTTCCGGAAGAGCTCGATTGGTACTTGTGGCGCCCGATCGTCCACGAGCGCCGACTGTGCAGCCTGCGCGACCTCGAGGAGGTGCACAGCCTGGATGATCTGCGCGAGATGCACCTGGCGCTCGATGTCGTCGAAGATCTCGCGGCGGCGGTGGCGGCTGAGCAGAAGCGACGCGCGGAAGAAGCGCGAGGAAGGTAACCATGTCTCAAGCCCTGCGCGAAATTCTGGTTTCCTTCGGTAGCACCTTCGATCCGAAGGGCATCAACCAAGGGCAGTCCGCTATCACGGGCATGCTCGGCAAGCTTCAGAGCTTCGCGACGGGCGTCGCTGCTGCCTTCGCCGTCAAAGAGGTGGTCGGCTTCACGATGGGCTTGGCCGAGCAGGCGGTCGAGCTCGAGCATCATGCCGAGGCGCTGGGCATCTCCGCGCAGGCGCTCCAGAAGTGGGATTTCGCCGCTAACCTTTCCGGGGTCAGCTCGGAAGAGCTGCAGATCGGATTGCAACGGCTCCAGCGCAGCGCGGTGGGCGCGGGCGGCAAGGGCGGCGACCTTGGCGCGACATTCGCTAAGCTGCACGTTACCGTCAAGAACGCCAACGGCTCGTTCAAGAACGCCGACGAGCTGCTGACCGACGTTGCCGGCGCGATCGGCGACATGACCGATCCGACGCTTCAGACGGCGACGGCTATGCAGATTTTCGGGCGTGGTGGCGCTCGCCTGCTGCCGTTCCTAAAGCAGGGACGCGCGGGCGTGGCAGCGCTCAAGGCCGAGGTCGAGGCACTCGGCGGCGGCTTCACCGACGACTTCATCAAGAAGTCGGACGAGATGGTCCAGGACAGCAAGCGCCTGGAGTTTGCGTTTCTGGGGCTGAAGGTGAAGGCCATAGGTCCATTGTTGCCGCTTCTCACGCGCGCGGCCGAGGGCGCGACGAAGTGGGTCGTCGCAGCGGGCAAGATGCTCGCGAAGTCGAACGCGGCGAAGGCTGCGCTGATCGCGCTGGGCATTGGCGGTGCGGTCGCGCTCGCTCCGCTCGTATGGTCGATTGCGCCCGTGATCGCGAGCTTCCTTGCGCTGGAGGACGTGCTGACCTTCCTGACGGGCGGCAAGTCGATCACGGGCGATCTCGTCGACAAGTTTTTCGGAAAAGGCGCAGCGGGAAAGGTTCAGGCGTTTGTCGCCGCGCTCTCCAAAGACGTGGGGCCGATGCTCCACGACATCTTTGCGATTTTCACGAACGGCAAGCCGCTCGACGAGAAATTCAAAGAGCTAGAAACGTATGTGCTCGGCACGCTGACGCCGAACTTCAAACGCGATTTTGGCGAGATGGGCGACAGCGTGGCTAGCCTCGTGTCGACCGCTGCCTCGCTGGCAGAGACGCTGAAGGACATCGTCGATGCGATGAAGTGGATCGGCGGCCACACGATTGCGCCGATTGCCAGTGCCGTCGCCAACAGGGACGACGAGCGCGGGGCGCAGGCGGCGAAAGACAAGGCGAGCGGGAACCAGACTGCGGATGAAACGGTCCAGGGCTGGTTTGACGGTCTCGGCGTCGCTGTGAGCAAGTTTTCGGCGGGCGTGGACAAGAGCGCGGCGGAGACTGACGCAGCCAGCAATGCCGACGGTGGCGCGTCCTGGTACGACAAGCTCCGCGGTCTTCTGGTGCCGAACGCCGACGCGATTCGAGGACGATTGGCAGCGGCCGGCGAGGTTGGCCCCGATGCTATCGCTGCGCCGCAAGCCAACGTAGCGACAGCGCCGTACGTGGGCGGCGGTTTCGGCGCGGCGCCTCCGGAAGTGACCCAGACCAACAACACGCCCATCACGCAAAACTTCTACGGCGTCGACAAGCCCGAGGACGCTGGCAAAGCCGCAGCCAAGGGCGCGCAGGCCGGCGTCAAGACGGGCACGCATGACCGCGCCCAGCGCTACCTGAGACCGCAGTCCGGCGGCACCTGATGGCTACTTCCATTTACTGGACCGACACCGACAGCGGCGAAGTCGTCACCGTCGTCTTCGACGCGATCACCGCACTCACGCCCGAGGACACGGTCGACATCACTGAGCACCCGGTTGAGGAGGGCGCCAACGTCACCGACCACGCGCGCAGCCAAGCGGGACGGCTCACGATTGAATGCGTAGTGTCGATGGTGCCGAACATCGACCTCGACACGGACATAGGGCTCGAGGTCGTTCACCTCTCGCCCGTCAACGTGATGAAGCCGGGAGCGCCGCAGACCGTAACGCTCGACATCCCGAGCCCGCCCATTCAGCTGAGCGAATCGGGGCTCCTTCAAGCGGGCATCGGCGCACTCACCGGGCTGCTGTCGGGCGCCCCCAAGGCGAAGCTCAACGGCATCGCAATCCCGAGCCTCGCGACTCAGGACGTGAAGCTCCTGCAGCAGGACTCGCCGCGCAATCGCGTGCGCGACATTTATCAGAAGCTCCTACTTGTCAAAGACCAGCACGCGCTGATCACGGTCCTGACGCTGCACCGTGATCACTTCGACATGATGATCGAGCGCATCGCGGATCCGCGTACCGCCGCGGACGGCTCAAGCGCGAAGTTTCAAATCGACCTGAAGGAGATCCGAACGGTCAGCTCGCAGCAGGTGCAGGCGCCGAAGCCGAGCGAGCCCCGCGCGGCTGCGCCGAAGGCCGGCGGCTCGAAGAACGTAACGCCCGATCCGGACCCCGCGCCCAAGGTCAGCCTAGCGGAGCAATTCGCGGGCTCGCTGTCGCATTTGGGCCTCTAAATGGCAACGCTCGATATACCCGTCACGCCCGACCCGTTCCAATCGCTGCGCGTGCGCCTCGACGGCGTCGATTACTTGCTTTCGCTCGCGTACAACCAACGCGAGGATCGGATCTACCTCTCGCTGGCCGACGACGAGGAGAACCCGATCGTCAGCGGCATCAAGGTCCTCGCAAATTGGCCGCTGCTGTTTCGTCACCGGTACAACCCAGCGATCCCTCCGGGCGAGCTGATGGCGATCGACACGACCACCGACGGCTCCCCGCCAGGGCTCGGCGAGCTCGGCGCAGGACTGCGCGTCCAGCTGATTTACTTCGAAGCCGCCACGCTGGCCCAAATCAAAGCAGGCGTCGACCCATCGCTCGTGACCTAGAACCCCCATGGCAACCGCAGCGCAGCCAGACTTTGCGCAGTCGACGACGCTCTTCAACCGCACGGTGCGCGTCACAATTGACACGCTGCTCATCACCGATCTCGACATCGAATTCAGTATCGAGAAGGACCTCAAAAAGGCCCCGAACAACGCCGATGTCACGATCTACAATCTGAATCCTGACCACCGCGCAGCGCTTGAGCAGCTGAAGGCGAAGGACAAGGCGAGCAAGGGAACGAAGGGGATCCCGTGCCTGATCGAAGCGGGGTACGGCACCGACTACTCGCAAATATTCCTCGGTGATCTCCGCACCGTCGAGACGATTCGCCAAGGTCCGGACTGGCAAACGAAGCTCACCTCGGGCGACGGCGAGAAGGGCGCGCAGTTCGCTCGCGTGCAGCTGAGCTATGCAGCTGGTGTCACGAACGAAACCGTTCTGCGAGCCCTCGCCCGCGCGATGAACATCGGCGAGGGCAATCTTTCCAAGGCCGTCGCGGGCCTCAAGCACATCTTCCCCGCGGGCGTCACCATCTCGGGGCCAGCGTATCGCCAGCTCAACACGCTCGCCGCCGGCATGGGCCTGACGGTCACGATTCAGGACTCGGCGCTGCAGTTCCAGAACCTCGGCAAGGCGCTGAGCGGAACCGCGCTCAAGCTCAATGCCTCGACCGGGCTGATCGATTCCCCGACGGTCGACAACGAGGGCGTGCTCAACGCCAAGATGCTGATGATTCCCGGCGTACGCGTGGGAAGCCTGATCGTCATGGACTCGCTCGCCGTGAAGGGCCAGTACATCGTTCAGAAGACGGTGTACGCGGGCTCTAGCTTCACGGGCGATTTCGGGATCACGGTCCAGGGAAAGCGCTACTGATGCCCATCGAACCCACCCTCGCAGAGCTCATCGAGACGGCAATCGACTCGCGCCTGCTCGATCTGCACACGATGATCGTGGCCAAGGTCGTCTCGTACGACGCGACGAAGCAGACGGCCGTCGTGCAGCCGGTCGTGAATGGCGCCGCGCCGAACGCTGACGGATCGACGACCTCGGAGCAGCTGCCCAGCATTCCGAATGTGCCCGTGCGCTGGGAGCGGGCCGGCGGCTATTACGACCACAAGCCACTCGCCGCTGGCGACGGCGGCATGCTCATCTTCAGCGAATCGGCCTTCGCCGTC